ATACTTCTTGCTATACCAAGTTATTTGCTCCTTGTCTAATCCTTTGGATTTTAAGACTTCTATTCTCTCTAATAGCCAAGGGTCATTAGTTTCAAGATACTCATACTCATTACTACGATACTCCGAAGTCCTCCACCATTCATAGAAGAGGTTATAGCAAGTATTTGAATCCCATAAATCTTTTGCCTCATTAAATCCGTTAGCCGTAGTCTCGTAAACTCTAAAAGCATCTTCGGTCATTGCTTCACCTATACCTTTTTGTAGGTTTGCAAGGCTACACTCGTAAAATGCTACTTCGGAGAAGTGAACAAAGTTTAGTGTTCTTGAACGTCCTACTTGGTCGGTTGCAGTTGCTATACGCCAAGATGAGTTGAGTTTATCAAAGAATAACTCATTGACGGAGTTAAACTTTTCCGTAGGCTTTAATTCTTCCGGGAGTCTTGTGTAGACTGTTCTTGCTTTATCGTTGAAGATTGCTCTTGTGTTATCTCCACTATCTGCAAGAGTAAATCCGGAGAAGTTCTTTTGGACGATTGCAAAAGATAATTGCATAGCCGTTATAAGACTTGTAAAGCCTTGTTGCCTTCCCTTCAAGATGAAGTATGCCTTTTTAGTTCCCCATTCCTCATACTTGGAGATAAAGTCTCTTTGCACTTCGTTGAGGAAGAATGGCACACTCTTCTTTTTCTTGTCTACTATGTAGAAGGCTACCTCTATGAGAAGATACGGCTTTGCCCTTATTTCATTTACAAGGTTTATGTCAGATAGGATTTTTCTAACCGAAGCCCTTACAAGTTCCCTATCTAACTCTAAATCGTGTTTCTCTTCCCATATCCTTTTTCGCTTTGCGATAATGTCGGCAACTCTTATCATTAGTAGTCCTCAAACTTCTTAAATTCAAGAGTTCCTTCCACTCTTTGCGTTGCTTCATTGTTTGCAAGCGCTTGTTTGTCATAGAGAGTTCCAAGCACCGTAGCCAACTCCTTCACGCTCTCCACCTTTATGGTAGATATCTTTTTGTAAAGGGCTTGTCTTTGTGGTGTGGTCAAATCTTTATAATCAAGTTGTAGAATTTCATTCAAAAGTTCGTCAATGACATTCTCACTCTCTATTGCCCTATTTAGCCTTCTTTCCAAAAGAGTTTGTATCTTTCCAATTAAGCCCCAAGCATCTTCTACAAACTCCTCTTTCTTTTTTTGGCGAAGTTCGGCAATCGTTTCTTCGCCACTTTCTTTTGCCTTCTTGTCATAGGCTTCCTTCCAACTCTTCACAGTAGTCCTTGGAAGTCCTAACTTCTCGGCAACAAAAGAGACGTTATTATTGACTGCCAATAAAGCATAGGCTTTTTCTTTGATATCGTCATTATACTTTTGACCTTTCGCCATAATAACACCTCCTTGTTTCGTATTTGGCAAGGGAGAAATGATTTGAACATTTGAGTGCAAGGGTCAAAACCTTGTGCCTTTACCTCTTGGCTGCTCCCTTAAATTGATGATGAGCGTTTCTTTGCCCCTACTCATCTAAATCCCTACAAATAAATATCTTCGGCAAATAAGATATCTATTGTCTTTGCCATTCACACAAAGAATAGCCTTCTCTTTCTCTCTTATCCCATAAGAAGGCAAGTGGGTTTGGTTGCAGAGGGTGGGTTTGCACCACCGTTCTCCACCTTGATGAGGGTGGCGAGATTACTTCTTCTCTACTCTGCTATATTAAGTTGTTGAAGAGGAGTGGTGAAAACCACGAAGGGAGCAAGCCTAATTGCCCTTCTACTCCTCTTCACTATAAATTATTGCATAAAAAAAACTACTTTGGACAACAGACTTTTCCAAAGTAGTTTTGTATTATAAATTCTTTGCTATTTGCCTTATGATTACATTGATTCGGTTTTGTATCCCGGTAGTGGAATACCCTATCTCTTTACCAAGTTTCCAATAAGCCTTTCCATTTATGTATCCTTCAAGGATTATGGTCTTGTCAAGAGGGTCTAACTTGTCAATGGCTCTCATATACTTCTCTTCAAGGCTTGAGGCTTGCTCAATATGTTTCTTGACGTTTATACTTTTAAGTATCTTTTCTATCTTGTTGATTTCAAGAAGGTCAACCTCTTGCTTTGGTATAGTCTTTAAGAGTTCAAGTCTTGCCTTGTGTCTCTTCTCCATTTCAAGATAGGCTTCAATACTATGCGACAACTTACGAAGTTGACGGAGGTCTTGTTTGATGATTAGGCATTTTTCTTCAAGGGCTTTTTCTTCGTTCTTCATCTTTCCCCTCCTCAACCTTTCTTGGCATAAACTTTATACCATTACTCCTCTTAATAGTTCCGTCTTTGGCTTTGAGTTCATACCACACAAGAATGTTTTGAGTTTCCTTGTCTACCGCCCCACGATAAAAGAGAGCCTCTCCATTCTTTTCAAGTTCCTTCTTAATTTCAAACCTTCTTTTTTCGGATTCTATTGCACCTTCCACGTTATAACCATTAGCAGCAAGGAATTCATATCCAAGTTTGTCAAAGGCTTTCATTCCTTCTTCCGGGAGAAAGTCAAGGATATCTATCTTTTTCTTTTTCATTTGTTATCCCTCCTTCTCCAATATTCATCTTCCTTTTCTTGTTCAAGGCTTGCAATCTTTTGACTTTGTTCGGCTACAAGTTTTGTAAGTGCAAGTATAGCAGACTTATTCTCTTCTCTTTCGTTATGTATTCTTGCCATAGTTCCTACACAACGGTGGTATTCGGCTTCATAGTTAGGCGCTACCAAGTTTGGCATACAATCCTCTTTTCTCTCAAAAGAAAACATACACCAACCTTCTTTGAGAGCATCAAACCCTTTTAAGACGTAGGTAATTCTAATTGTAATTGCCCTTCCGGTGTATCTTTTCCTTGTAGGATTATACTCACGAAGGTCATATATATCCCCCACCTTAAAATCCCTATCGTTAAATCTTAATTCGCTTTTTTTGTTTCCGTTGACTACTTCCTCAAAATATTGAGGTAAAATTTTTAATTGATAATTATTTTTCATTTTTCTTCTCCAAATTCGTTTTCTAATATGTTTAATAAGCAGTATGGTTTTACGCTAAAAGGACAAGAGGAGCAGTTCCACCCACCATTAACGTTCTTGCAATTCGCTTCTTTATACTTTTTACAACCTTCAACCATTTCCTTATACCAACTATTTTTTATTCTTGGAATAAGAGGCTTTCTAAAAAATATTCTCTTCATAACTCTACCCCATATTCCTCTTTGATAAAGGTTTTTAGTATTACACCTGCACCAATAGAATGCTCTTCGGTAAACTTCAAAATCTCTGTTGCTACTTGCTTGCGCTCTTCCATACACATTTTGCCAACTTCTCGCCAACACTTATCTACTTCGGCTTGTAGTTCTTTTTCCTTTTTGGCTTCCTTTTGCATAACTTCTTTTAAGCACTCATCACAAAGAGTTTGACCTTTATATCTTGAAAATCCAAAATCCGTCCAACTAACATTACCACAATTAGAACACTTGCATTGCCCATTACCGTGTAATTTAGTCGGTCTATATGTTTCTAATTCAAGAGTTAAATCTTCTATTTCTTTCTTGAATTTTTTATGCCACATTTTATACCAAACTAAATTTTTTACTTGCTCTTGCAAAGGCTCTATAATTTGCTTACAAACGGCATAGATAAATTTTTCAAGCCATTCTTCTTTATCGTAATTTTCCTTGCATTCTATCGCAAGACCTCTCACCTTTCTAACCACCTCACTCATCACGCAAACCCCCTTGTATTGCCATACTCCGTCCAAAAGTTCCCATAGTTGCCATAGTTATAAATCTCTCCACTTGTAAAAGTTTCAAAGAAAACAAGAACGATAGGGCTCATCTTCTTCTTGAGGCATTTTTGATATCCTATATATCCTATCTCCTTCAAGCAATCGTTAAGGCTTATGTATTTGTCATCTGGTGTGCCTTGGGCAGATAAAATAATTTCCTTCGCTTTATTATTCCAAACAATTCTTATAATTCCGTCATAGGTAATTGTTTCATCTCCGTCTACTCTCTCTAACCCCAACTTAACGAACTCATACCATAGGTATTTTGTAAAACCTCTTTTGCTATTTAGAATATCGCATAAATAAGCAGCCGACACACAAAGCCTTTTCGCTAATCCCCTTAAAGAGATATTTTCCTTTTGAATTTTATCTCTTAATTGCTTACCTTCTTCTTCGGTTAAAAAATAACTTGTTTTAGTTTTTACTTTCATAACTTCTCCTTTCTACTTGACCACTTTTCTTGAAGTTTTTATAGCAAGGGCAAGTAGCCCAATGAGGAATATGCCCGGTTATTGTTTCGCCCTTCTCGGTAATAACCGTTGTTTTCTCGGCATTGCAAGGCATATTCTTTCCATTTATAGTCTTTATCCAGACTATTTCTTCTCCACAACCTTTACACTTTGACATTTATTTCTTCTCCTTCGGTGGCTTGCCTTCTATAATCGTATAGCCTAAACCTCTTAATTTGTCGCAAATAGGCTTAAATGTTCCGTCTTTAACATTCCAATTTTCATTCTCAATTATTTCAAGGATTTTTCTTCTTTGCTCTTGGTCTTTTGTTATCTTATCAAGCCACTTTTCAATGCTTTTTTCATTCGCCCTAACTACCCTATAATCCGGGTAATCTTCATCTTGCGCTTCAAACAGCCTTATGGTGGCGGCTTGAATTTTAACTATGTAATAAAGATATATCTCCATAATCACTCCTTAACTTCAAAAATTTTACTTTCTATAATTCTTTCTACAACTCTCTTCATCATTACCGGAGGCACACTCATTCCACATATATAGCAAACATTAGAGGTGTTATTAGGGCTAAAATCATAGTCTTGCGGAAAGGTTTGAGAGTTCCTTATAGATTGCCAACTAACATATTCTACTTTTGACATATCAATAATATCTGGCTTACTTCTAACCGTCATCATTACTTCGTCATCTCTCAAATAATAAGTTTGGAAGGCACTTCCTTTTTCTCCAAGCCTTTGTCTTGTGTCGGCAATGCTCTTGTCTCCCGGAGCCGCTTGCTTTGCAATCTCATAAAACCTACCACCAAATTTTCTTGTTTCGCCTTCTTTAATTACCCCATAAGGCACTTTCTCATAGAAAAAGTTTAAGTCTATCTTACGAAGGTCAAAGTTAAGACGTGTAGCAATGAAAAACACTCTATGTCTTGTTTGAGGTATCCCCATAGTTTCGCCTTTGAGAAGTTCAAGCCTTACCGTGTAGCCTATTTCCCTAAATCTACGATATACTTCTTTTACATAGTTGATAGCACTACCAAGTATCAATCCTTCTACATTCTCCATAATCGCAACCTTTGGCTTTAATTTTCCTACCGTATCTACAAACACAAACAATAAATCATCAAGTGTTTGCTTGGCTTGTCCTTCTCTAAATACTTTTTCTACGCCCCAAGCATCTTCTCTTTGCCCGGCAAGAGAGAATGTTGAGCAAGGTGGACTTCCGTCTAATATATCCAAGTTATATAACTCTTCTGGGAGGTCATCAAGTTTGTTAAACTCTCTTATATCCATTAAGTAGTTATATTTTGGCTTGTGGTTTAATACATAAGTCTTATTCATTCTTGGGTCTATCTCGCAACACCCAAGGACTTCACACCCTGCAAGTTTATAGCCCATTGTTGACCCCCCCCCGCAAGCGAAACACGAAAAGACTTTTAATCCATTTTTCTCTTTTGGATAATCGTCTTTCATAGTCCATTTCCAATCGTTTGCCTTTTTAGGTGCAAGAGCAATCTTCATAGGGTCATCATCAGAGAGATAATCAAGCAAACTAAATTGTGTATAATCTTGCATAACCCCTCCTAAATACCAAGTTGTTTTGCCAACTCACTTTTTTCTTTTAAGGCTAATTCACGGAAGTCATCTCCTTCAAGTTTGATAGTTCTTGTAGCCATTTCATTGATACGTTCTACAATTCCTTTATCAAAACCTAAAACACTTGCCAATTCTCCAATAGAATAATTTGAAGAAAAGATTGTAGGTTTTAGCGCATTATATCTTGCATTAAGTATTTCAAAAAGTTTACCTTCTGCCCATTTTACCGAAGAAGGATTGTATTCCCTTCCTATAAACTCTTTGCCAAGGTCATCAATAAAGACAAAATCAAAATATTGTAGCCTTGATAATAAAACGCTATCTCCCGGATTTTTCCCTAATAACTCATTGAGGATTGTGGCAAAATTTGTGTAAACACACCTATATCCCTTCCACACCAACTCATTACACATACAAGCCGTTAAATGAGTTTTCCCGGAGGAGTTGTCTCCATAAATGT